AGAAGCCGTCTTAAAAATTCCACTCTCCTTCATCTGTAGGGTCAGCTCTCCGCAACTATCTACGATCACTCTGTAACTCATAACTTATATCCTCCCATGCTCTATCGCATATTTTCCTTTCCTACTTTACGTGGTTTTTAATACTACATATTAATATAGCATACTTTCAATAAGTTGAAAAGAGCTGTTTTTAAAAAGCTCACTTATGTTTTCCAATTAAAAATGGAAGATATCGATTATATACATACATGATTGGTAAATTAGCGGCAATTGTCAAAATAAATATTAAAATTTCCCCATATAGATTTGCTGTCAGCAACGGCATGATATTGAAAAATGTTATTGAACACAAATTCCATACGATTCCAAATACAATCATGTGTGTCCCCATCATTGTCATTGTATTTTGTCCTATAAACACAAGTAATTTAGATTTTATATTCTTCGATAAGCCAATAACCCAATAGGCTCCAATCAGACCTCCAATCAAACACAAAATTGGATTTCCCACTCTACTGCCCCAAAAATCAATTTGCCCATTAAGCATCGCTATTATATAGGTAAGGACAACCGAAAGAACAATAACATCCCATCGCTTATTCACATCATTTTTATAGTAATCTTTTAAGTAATACCCCACTAGCATAAAAGTAAATGCAATCACACCACGCACAAAAACATTTATCCAGTGTGTTGAAAATGGATAATACCGAGGTATAATAAGAAATGGAATCCATACAAAATACTTATATATACTTCGATAATATTTTAAGAAAAAGTATAAAAATATTTCTCCTATAAATAGTGCCGATATAAACCAGTTTGCTCCAACATTACAATGAATCGTTAACGTATTTTTCACGACTTCCAGAATAGAAGAAATCTGTATTTCCGAAGAAACAACCGTCTCATATAAACCTGCTGTAATATCCAGAAACAAATATGGGACGACCAATCCCTTCACCTTTTTAATCAAAAAATCAAAAAACGAAAGATTACGAAATGTTTTTTCTGAAAATAAGATTCCTGAAAGAATAAAAAACAGTGGCATATGAAACGCATAAATAAAGATTAATATTTGAGAGTATTCTATTCCTTGAGAATCTCTATAAAATTGATTTATATGTCCAAGCACAACAAAAAGAATCCCTATTGCTCTGGCAATATCTATATACGTTAGTCGCTGCTTAATATTTGTTTTTCCTCCCATAATAGATCTTTCCTCTTTATTTCAACCGGATCTTCGAAGATATTCCAAGCGCAATTCCCATCTCGGCCAGCAAGATCACAATTGCCGTACCGCCATAACTAATAAATGGAAGGGTAACACCGGTTGTCGGCAGTAGTCCTGTTACAACTCCTATGTTCAGAGTAACCTGCAGTGCAATATGTGCAAAAATACCTGTTGCGATCAACGCACCATACAAGTCCGGAGCATTTCTCGCTATGAACAATAATCTATAAAGCATAAAGGCAAACAGACACAAAACGAGAATTGCACCAAACACTCCAAGCTCTTCACAGATAACCGCGAGGATCATATCATTCTGTGCCTCCGGAATCGCATGCAGCTTCTGTGTACTGTTTCCAAGCCCCTTTCCAAAGAAACCTCCCGAACCGATTGCATATAATCCCTGTAAAAACTGATAGCTGTCTGTATCAGCATTCGCCTCCGGATTCAGCCATGCAATGATTCGGCGCATACGAAAGTTATCACTTTCCGCAAGCGTATATTTCAAAAAAATAATTCCAATAATTCCCACGATTCCTGCTGCAATTACTCCAGTAACAAATGGTTTTGTCTTTGGATGCACAACAAAAATCAAAACAACTGTGATTGAAAGAATAATAACAGCTGTACTTAGGTTATCTGTTAATTTATAAGCGCCAAGGAAAGCAATAATACCATAAAATAGCAAAATTTTAATTCCATCCCATTTCTTCGCCTTTTGCCCCAAGAGACAGATTGCATATGCTATAAATAGAATCACTGCAATCTTCGTAAACTCTGCCGGCTGCAGCGACAGTCCACCCGGAAGCCTGATCCACCTTCTTGCTCCATTTACTGTCTTGCCAAGTGGTGTCTGCACCAATGCCATCAAAAACATTGAAAACCAAAAAAATTCTTTTGCATACGCACCATACAGATGATAGTCAATCTTAGAAACGATAAACATTGCAATAAATCCGATAATACCGATAATCACCTGCCTTGTAAAGAAAAACATATCATTATTATAATCATTCTGTGCACTGTAGGCACTACTGCTGTAAAGCATTACAAGTCCAAAGCACATCAGAAAAATAATTACAAGAAGCAGATCATAATCATAATAAGGTTTTCCCTTTTCTCTTGTCCTTTTACGTTTTGTACTCGCAGACCTTTCCACTATTTGCCGTTTTCCCTGTACCGCAGTCTGCTGAGAATATGGAGAACCTGACGTTCTCACAACCTTCTGTCTCTGCTCCATTGAGCTTCGATATTTCCTATAAGCATCACTCTCATAGTTTCTCATACATACTCCTATCTAAAATCTGTATCCATTCTATTTTTTAACATTCCCAATTAATAAACAGCAGATACATTTTTTATTATTGAACACTCATCGCCGGATGAACCGGTTTTCCATGCTCAAAGAATCTGTCATACCATACGAGGAAGATATAAACTGTCCAGATCTTACGACTGTTATCTGTCTTCTCATTCGTATTCTTTCCGTTCTTATGATCATCAAGCATCTTAAGCAGGAGCTTCGTATCAAAGAACTTCTTCGCTGCATCAGACTCAAACATCTCTTTTACAATATTATAATACTTCTCTTCCTTCAACCATACACGAATCGGAATTGGGAATCCCAGTTTCTTCTTCTCCGCTGTCTTACTTCTGATATGTCGCTCTGCCGCAGCACGCAATGCAACCTTCGTCTTTGGCGCACGTACTTTGTATTTTAACGGAAGTGTCTCGGCAAGTTCAAGTACTTCTCTGTCAAGGAACGGAACTCTGACTTCAAGAGAATTCGCCATTCCCATCTTGTCACCCTTCATCAGAATATCATGCACCAGCCATAAATGAAGATCCACATACTGCATCTTTGTCACAGGATCTTTTCCTTTTACACGTGCATACAATGGTTTTGTCACTTTTTGGATTCCCGGCTTACATCCTTTTTTCAAAATACGATTTGCCTCACGCTCTGTAAAAATATTCGTCGCATTTGCGAAATATCTCTCTTCCAGTGTCTTTCCGTGACGCATAAGGAAACCTCTTCCCTTCATACCACGTGGCAGACAGCGTTCTGCAAACGCACCCAGGAAACGGCGTACCGGCATCGGTATTTTATTAAAAGAAGTATGTTCCAAAGGTTCACAATATATGTTATATCCTCCAAACAATTCATCAGAACCTTCTCCTGAAAGAACTACCTTAACCTTCTTGGACGCTTCTGCACTGAGGAAATAAAGTGCGATTGCAGCTGGATCTGCGACCGGCTCATCCATATAATACTGAATATCCGAAAGCTTATCCCAATATTCTTCCGGTGAAATCACCTTAGCGTCATTCTTCATGTTAATGCTTGCTGCAAATTCCTTTGCATCCTGAATCTCACTGTACTTTCCTTCATCAAATCCGACTGTAAAAGTACGATCCACCTGTCCCAGATAAGTCAGATAACTGGAGTCCACACCACTGGAAAGGTAAGAAGCAACCTCTACATCACTGATTTTATGCTTCTCAACGGAATCCTTCATCACACGTTCTACATCATCCACCACTTCTTTGAAAGGCTTCTTACAGTCTCCTGTGAAATGAGGTTCAAAATAACGTGTAATGTTCATTTTTCCATTTTCATATATAAAGTAATGTCCTGGCTGTACACAGAACACCCCTTTAAAAAATGTCTCATTCGTAGGAACAAACTGGAAAGAAAGATAGTTGCCAAGCGCCTCTTCATTGAACACCTTTTCAAACTTCGGATGCTCCATAAATGCTTTGATTTCAGAAGCAAACATCAATGTACCATTCATATTCGCATAATATAGCGGTTTGATTCCGAAAATATCTCTCGCTGCAAACAATCTTTTCTTCTTTGTATCCCAGATTGCAAAAGCATACATTCCGCGAAGACGGTCTACCAGTTTCTCGCCCCACTCTTCGTATCCATGAATCAGTGTCTCTGAATCTGTATTCGATACAAACTCATGACCTGCCGCTTTCAGTTCTTCTCTCAGGTCCTGGTAATTATAAATCTCTCCATTAAATACAAGAACCATGCTGCGATCCTCATTGTACAACGGCTGATCACCAACGGAAGAAAGATCTATGATACTCAGACGGCGAAATCCGAGTGCTGCATCTTCATCCACATACTTTCCCGCACTATCCGGTCCCCTGTGTACGATTGTATTCATCATATTAACAAGTACCTGTTCTCTGTCATCAACTTCTCCGACAAATCCTGCAAATCCACACATATGCCTTCTCCTTTTTTAATTACTGTCAACTGTATATTTGTTACTGTTCACACGTTGTGCGACCAGCAACGCATCTCGCCATTTTAAATCGCCTTTGGCGATGGGGCGAGATGCATTCAAGCCAAAACATGCATCCTCCGTGTCAATCAGCGGAGTGATTGACACGGGAGTGAACAGTAACGTATATTTACACCCGACAATAAATCTCTTTTATTATAGCCTCTTTTACTCAGGGAAAAAAGTCCCTTTCATCAGAAAAACAGAAAAATACTGTGAGTATAACATCACAGTATCCCCATTGATCGTATATTTAATTGTTATGGTTTCCCCATCAACGCGTATATTATATCTGATTTATAGGGAAAAGTAAAGGGGGATTTTTGAGCAGTATTTACATAAAATGTAAATCAGGGATTGCCGTCTGACAATCCCTTTCACAAAATAAACACTTCATCTTCATTCAAATTCTGGGTTGATTGCATAGAAATTCTTACTGTCAAGATATTCCTGTACAATTCTTAGACTTTCACCAAATCTCTGATAATGCACAATCTCTCTTTCTCTCAGAAAACGGATCGGATCACAGATTTCAGGATCTTTAATCAGTCGCAGGATATTATCATACGTAGTCCGTGCTTTTTGCTCTGCTGCAAGATCTTCATGAAGATCTGTAATCGGATCTCCTTTCGATTGGAAATACGTTGCAGTCCACGGAGCTCCGCTGGCTGCCTGTGGCCATAATGCCAGTGTATGATCAACATAATACGGTGCAAAACCGGAACGTTCAATTTCTTCCGGTGACAAATTCTTTGTCAGCTGATAGATAATTGCACAGATCATCTCCATATGGGCAAGTTCTTTATCCCAATTCTTTTGGAAATGAAACGCATAATAATATGAAGGAACTCGTATTTTCTTCTATCAAAATACTGCGCAAAAAGATGATACAATATTGAAGCCCCAAAGCGAATTGCTCTGGGGCATCTTTTTACTCAATCCATGCCTGGAACTTATCCACAAATCTCTTCTTGTCACCAGCATAGCCGTCTGCACCATTGGCTTTCAGCGTATCAATCTGCTCACTGTAGAAGTTCGAGTTATCTTTCACAGAAACTCTGTAATGGACCATCTTGTACTTATATCCATCTGGTGTGATGTAGTACAGCTCGATAGCAAGAATCTCAGAACCATCTCCGAGGATTCCGTTCTTTTTATCATTCAGATCATAGCTATTGCCGAATGTAAGATACGGAAGCCAACCACTCTTTCTTGTGTATGCTCGACAACGGATACTTCCCTTGCTAACTTTGATCGCAAGCCACTTGATTGGAACATTATCACCTTTTCCAGCCCAATCAATCTTGTTCACTACTGGTGGCCACCATCTATCTGTGAAAGCCTGATATGTAATATCGACCTGTCCTAAGTCTTTCTTCTCTGCTGGCTTAGAAGGTGCTGACGGTGTTACTGGTGTGGCGCTTTCGCCAAATTCCATGTAGCAATAGTTGACATCAACTCTTCCGTTAACTCCATCTACATGACCGTCGGAGGAATACTGCCAAATTGCATACTGACCTTTGTAAGTATCTGCCGGAAGATTCTTGTATCTTGCCATCCATTCAATGTACTTGCCACGTACACTGCCAAGATGGTTGTTGAACCAACTCAGTGAAGCGTAGATTCCCGGAGTATATCCATTTGCTTTTAGTCCTTCGCAGACGATTTCACAGCATCTAGGAGCATAGTTCTGTGTGCCAGGTTCTTCCACGTCAAGGAAAATCGGCAACTGGAATGTATGACCTTTAATCAATCTCAAGATGTGGTCAAGTTCGCTCTGAGCCTGTCTGTCACAAGTCGCATAGCTGTACAGATACACTCCTACCGGAATACCAAGTCTTTCGCACTCAGCAAGGTTGCGAATCCACTGCTTATCATCCTGTGATATGATATCATCTCCATATCCGCATCTAAGAATAGCTCCGGCACAACCGGATGCTTTTACTTTTTCCCAATTTATCACTCCATTATGATAGCTAACATCAATGATTAACTTACTCATACCAGCCACCTTCTTTCAGCTCTGCTTTTTTCTGCTCAATCTCCGCAGCGTGTTCCTCTGCAAACTTCTCCATAACTTCAAGTGATGTTCCTTCGTTGTCAGAGATTTCTTTTGCTGAAAGTCCGTAAGCGAAACTCTTAATTGTTTCTTTAATTGTCTGTTCTGTCATGATTCTTCTCCTTTCTTGCACTGGTGCAATTCCTGTACCACTTCTTCCGGAAGCTCCTCTGTCATATCATCCAGGAACTTCTGGATCCATCTCTTAATCTTTGTCGGAACCGGAAGACCGCACAATGTCATATTCTTCAAAATGCTGACCAATTCATATAAAATGAATAACAAACTGAAAAATTCGCAGATTCCCATCTTGTCAATACCAAGAAGCTGTACATACTCCTCAGGTACCATGCTTAATACATTAATATGCATGATCACATCCGTTGCCATAAGGAAGCATACCGACAAGAGCATTCCCGCTTTCCGAATTGCTCCATCGATTCCTACGCAGCTGTTGAATTTGTGTTCTTTAATCGCCCTGAGTACGCCAAGTATCGTATCTAAGGCAACCGCTATCAGCAAAATTTTTACAAATGAATTGCTTGACAGCAATGTGATAATCTTATCCATCATTTCAATCCTTCCTTTCTAAAATTTATATTTTGGCCGTTTTTCTCCCCACAGTAAGTATCTTATCCAATCATCCAGATAGACAGCCACAGCTGACAGAAAGAACCACAGCACCGTGAACTGTGGGCAAATCTGTCCAAGCAGATTTCCTGGGAGAGTACTGTAGTCCCATACATTCCATCCTAATATAATGTTCACTATGATCCCGGAAATCAGTTCTAGACCTGTTATAATCCCTGCTCCTGCTGCCATCTGCCACCGCATCAGAATCTCTTTTTTCTTATGCTCATTGATACATCCAATCAAATAGAATGCTAATCCCCCCACGAAGAACATTGTCCAGTGGCTTCTACCTCTGGCGATCAGTTCAATTAATACATAGATGGTTCCGCCAATTCCAAATAGAATCAGCGGTCTTACCCATTTCATACGTTTTGAGCCGCAATCATTGTTTTCAATGGCTCTGATTGATATTCTTCCGGAATAGTCATTCCATAAGTTACCTTTTCTACTTCTTCGATTTCTGTCAATGCTCTGATATAGATTCTCAAATCTCTGAAATATGTAACGTGCCATGTTACATATTCCATTGCCGTTGCAGTAATTTTAGCCATATCCGCATTGCTATAGAACTTGCAATGTTCCTCATCATCTGAAGTATGCCACGGAATGTTCTGCTCTCCTGCTGCAACTTGTCCCTGCAATCCTATAAGGCTCGTCTGATCTCTCTCCGTTAATGCGAAATGCTCCGTACTTCCATCTGTAAGCACCACATCCACACCTTCCGCTATCACAGCCTGCTGCGCTGCATTCATCTCACTTACTTTCGCTTCCTGGATCTCTTCTAATGTTGGAACATATGGCTCCGGTTCTGGCTCTGGATCCGGCTCTACATATACACTTCCATCATTCGACAAAATATATCCATCTTCCACAGTTTTATACAATGTAGTATATGTTTCGTATTTTCCATAAACCTGTCCATCATTTGTCACGAGATGAAATCCCGACAGATTCTGCAATACACCCTCGATTTTCACGTGATGGAGATCTTGAACTGTTACAGTTCCCATCACTGGTTCTTCTTGATTTAAAAAAAGTATGTTCATTTGTTTTCCTTTCTAGTGGAATCCTTAATTAAATGGCAAATTTATAGTTGACTTTGGAAGCAACTATATGAAATACGGCAACGGTCTCCTTATTCAGTTGGGAACAGCTACATTTCCAGGTGAAGCATCTGGAGGAAAAGGATTTGCTACAATCAATTTCCCAAAAACATTTGCAAATACATCATATACATTGATTGCAACAGCTAAATATCCTGGAAGTACACTCCCAGCCTTTCTCATATCAACGAATGTCAACAGCGTCTCAAAAGCATATGTATATGCGAGAACTACAAGTATGTCTGCGGTAACTGGTACAGAATGCAGCTGGCTGGCTATTGGTCAATGGAAATAAAATAACTGTCAGATTTTAACAATATTCAGTCTGCAACCACCAGAGGTTTTGATTGTAGATCCTGAATTCTGACATACCGTAAAACGTAATGTATCCCCTGCACTGAAAGGACACAAAAAGATATAATTTGCCCCAGCGTAACTTCTAATGGTTTTTGGCTGTCGAGATTGTTCGTTACCATTTCGCTCTATCTTTCCATAGAGAGACATAAGCCCACTGATTCCATCAGCAAAGTTTATAAGTGCATGAATTAAATAGACGCCATCTTCAGGAACTGTAAAATAATGTAAATAGTTTGTATTATCATAGGTATACATTAATCCGATATCATCATGTACTTTGGTACCAAAATCTGTGCCTTGGAAGCTACTGCCATTTGACGCAATGTTGTATGGCCCTGAGTTTCCATATACAGCCGCCTTTACTCTTTTGCCATTTAATTCAGTAATCTGATCCTCAATCTTCTTCCCCTGTCGTGCATCAAGCGCATACCCGGCCTCTGTCGTAAGCAGATTATTAATCACATTTGCAATGTTCAGTTTCTTTCCATCCAGTACTTTTCCCTGATAAGCATCCAACACAGAACTTCCTGCTGCTGAAGTTGTCAAATTATTCGCCACTGCTCTGAATGCGGACGTTCCCAGATCTGCGAAGTACTTTGCGATCTTTCCGAGAATAATTGACATCTTCTCATTGCTTGCTATATTCTCCCTCGTTGATGCCTTTGTGAACGCTACCTGTGTATTAGCATCTACTTTTCCTGTTGGCCCCTGAGGACCTGTCGGGCCTGTCGGTCCCGTGTCCCCTTTCGGTCCGGTTGCTCCGGTTGGCCCAGTTGCTCCAGTTGGTCCTTGTGAGCCTGTTGCTCCTTTTGCACCCTGTGGACCTTTCAGATTTCCTGTATATACCCACTTAGCCACAGAAGCTGCTCCTCCTACAGTACATCTATATGTATTTCCCGTTGCTGTGTTCAGGTAATTGTCGTTCACAATGGCATCTGTGATTCCTGAACTGGAAAATACTGTTGCCGTCGTGCTTGTTCCCGTGATTGCCGTTCCCTGTGTCCAGCGGCTTCCTCTGGTTCCGGTTGGTCCAGTAGGTCCAACCACCTGTCCTAGATCAATCTGTCTTGCTGCCATTGTATATTCCTCCTAGCTTTCATATACTGCGATCAAGTGTCCATTGCTGATCTTGAATGTCGGAGTCTGTCCATCCTTACCGGTTGCTCCTGTCGCTCCTTTTGCACCCTGTGGGCCTGTCGCTCCGGTTGCACCTGTATCTCCTTTTGCTCCCGTATTTCCTTTCAGGCTTCCTGTATATACCCACTTAGCCACAGAAGCTGCTCCTCCTACAGTACATCTATATGTATACCCAGTAGATGTGTTCAGATACATATCATTCACTAATGCATCTGTAATTCCTGAACCTGAAAATACTGTTGCTGTTGTACTTGTTTCCGTAATTGCTGTTCCTGCGTTCCATCTGCTGCCACGTGTTCCAGTTGCTCCCTTGTCTCCGGTTGCTCCCTTAGCCCCTGTATCTCCTTTTTGTCCCTGTGGGCCTGTCATTCCAGTAGCACCTGAAAGATCTGTGATATAGGCATATGCTGTCTTTCCCTTTACATAGAGTTTCGCATTATCGACATCATTGACATTTCCTGTGTCGATCATGACGAACTGTCCTTCTTTCACTCCATCTGAGGAGAATCCAGAATTCATTGCTGACACGGAGGCGAACGTTTTTGCGATTGCGAACGGATCTCCCTTATCTCCTTTTGCCCCGGTTGGTCCCTGTGGACCTGTCGCTCCAGTTGCTCCTTTTTCTCCCTGTGGGCCAGTCGCTCCGGTTGCTCCGGTTGGTCCCTGTGGGCCTGTCGCTCCGGTATCTCCCTTTGCACCTTTCAGTGAAGCAATATACTGTGCTTCTGTTTTTCCTGCATTTCCAGACTGTGCAAGCCATACCTGATACGCTGATTTGCCTGTCGGTCCTGTTTCTCCCTGTGGTCCCTTTGGACCTGTTGCTCCAGTTGCTCCTTTTTCTCCCTGTGGCCCCTGTGGTCCAATAATCGATCCTAAATCTACCTCTCTTGCCATGTTTCTTTTCCTTCCTTTCTTTTGAAAAAATTTATAATAAAAAACACCAGCCGAAGCCAGTGCTTTCTATCCTATAAATATATTGCGATCAGATGTCCATCTCGTACTTCAAATTCCGGTGGTTTTCCATCTTTTCCTTTCAGATCTTCCAATGGAACAAGATCATTCCAGTCATTTTGATTTGTATATCTCCATTGCAGAGCTGTACCATTGTTCCGGATCTCAATCTCATTTCCTCCGGATGTATTTATTCTTACCTTATCTCCTACCGGTTGGCCTTGAGACATAAGCTGCAGATTGCCATCTGTGATGGTGATATTGTCGGCTTTTGTTTGCAGAAATTCTAATACCTGTTTTAACACTTGGTTTTCATTTGATGCGTTGTAGTCAATTGGTTTTTTTCTCTTGATTACCGGAAGTCTTACTCTCCCAATGGTTTTTCCTTCCTCTGAACTTGATATATAGATATAAGCATCTATATCTTCTCCTTCCGTCAAGAAATCATTTGGAATATCTGCTATAATCTTGTCACATATCACAGTTGCTTCAATAATTTTCGCCGGCCTACATCCGCGCCAATATGAGAAATGGACTTCTACAGCCTCTTGTTCAGATGGTAGGTTAAGTCCCTGAATCTGCAGTTTCTGTCCATAATCCCATTGTGTCAACCCGTATGCAGTCTTTTCT